CACAGACGCCACGCCCTCTGATATTGAAGATGTGACTCCTGTTGGGGAAAACCCTAATGACGACCAACCCACCGCTGACGCCTGAACAGGCCAAGGCGCTGCTCATGAATATGAGCAAGCTCTCCACACAGGAGAAGCTTGAGGCATTGGAGTTGTTGGAGAAAGCTGCCGAGCACCAAAAGCGCAACTTGGCACGCAGCGACATGATCGAGTTTGCCAAGTCCGTCTACCCGGGCTTTAAGGTCGGGCCCCATCACAGAAAGCTGGCCAAGATTTTCAAAGATGTGATCGAGGGCAAAAAGCGCCGGGTCATCATCAATATTGCGCCTCGTATGGGCAAGTCTGAGTTCAGCTCATATTTGTTCCCTGCATTTTTCCTGGGCAACTTCCCAGAAAAGAAAATCATTATGGGCACGCACACGGCGGGCCTGTCTGAGGACTTTGGACGCCGGGTCAGGAACCTGATCGAGGGCGAGGAATACCATGAGCTATTTCCTGACACGGTTGTGGCGGACGACCAAAAAGCTGCGGGCAAGTGGTCTACAGGCGCAGGCGGGCAGTATTACGCTGCTGGTGTCGGTGGCGCTTTGGCTGGCCGTGGTGCTGATCTCTTTGTTATTGACGATCCTCATAGTGAGCAGGACGTAAAGGCCAACTCCAGACTTGCCTTTGATACCGCATGGTCGTGGTTCCAGACGGGCCCGCTGCAGCGTCTGATGCCGGGCGGCGCGATATTGATCATCATGACCCGGTGGGGCAAGCTGGACCTGACCGGACGCTTACTCGACTATCAGACCAAGAACCCTGAGTCTGAGCCGTGGGAGGTGGTGGAGCTGCCTGCCATCCTCAACGAGGACACGGACAACGAGAAATCGCTCTGGCCCGAGCAGTGGCCGCTGGAGACGCTCAAGCAGAAGAAAGCCGCGCTGGACCCGCAGTATTGGAACGCCCAGTACATGCAGAACCCGGTGTCCAACACGGCGGCAATCATCAGCCGCAAGCTCTGGCGCATATGGGAGCCCGACGAGCCGCCGCGCTGCGACTACGTCATCCAGTCCTGGGACACGGCGTTTGAAGCGAAAACCAGCGCCGACTACAGCGCCTGTACTACTTGGGGCGTGTTCTACAACGAGGAAGAAGACGACAAGGCGCAGATCATTTTGCTCGACGCGTTCAAGGACAGGATGGCGTTCCCCGAGCTCAAGACCGTGGCGCTCAAGCACTACAAAGATTGGCAGCCCGACGCGTTCATCATCGAGAAAAAAGCCGCTGGCGCACCCCTGATACAGGAGCTGCGCAAGATGGGCATACCGGCGCAGGAGACCAACCCGAGCCGGGGCAACGACAAGATCAGTCGGGTCAACGCCATCGCGGACTTGTTTGCCTCTGGGATGGTGTGGGCTCCGGACACCCGGTGGGCCCGGGAGGTCATCGAGGAGGTGGCGTCGTTCCCCAACGGAGACAACGACGACTACGTGGACACCACATCACAGGCCCTGCTACGATTCAGGCAAGGCGGTTTCATTGCGCTGGACAGCGACGAACCAGATGAGCCCCGGTTCTTCAAACGCCGGGCCCGCGCCTATTACTAAGGACACACTATGGCCACCAACATTGACAAGGCGCTTTACCAAGCACCAGCGAGTATCGAGGAGCTTGCTCAGGACGAGGAGCCCATCGAGATTGAGATCATTGACCCCGAGCAGGTCAACATCCACGCAGGCGGCCTTGACCTGTCCATCATCCCGGGTGAGGACGAAGATAGTTTCGCAGCCAACATTGCCGAGGACTTAAGCGAGGGGGAGTTGGCCACGCTGGCCAGCGACCTGTCCGAGGACATCACAAACGACCTTGGCTCACGCACAGAGTGGGAGAAGTCCTACGAACAAGGACTAAAACTCCTTGGACTTCAGTATGAAGAAAGGACAGAGCCGTGGGATGGCGCGTGTGGCGTGTTCCACCCGATGATTACGGAAGCCGTAGTTAGATTTCAAAGTGAAAGCATAACAGAGACGTTCCCGGCCCAGGGCCCGGTCAAGACCAAGATTTTGGGCAAGCAGACGCCTGAGAAAAACGAGGCCGCTGACCGTGTTCAGGACGACATGAACTACGAGCTCACAGAGGTGATGAAGGAGTTTCGCCCCGAGCACGAGCGCATGCTCTGGAGCCTGCCCGCCACAGGCTCGGCGTTCAAGAAGGTCTACTACGACCCCAACCTGGGGCGTCAGGTCAGCATGTTCATACCGGCAGAAGACATCATCCTGCCCTACGGGACGACTGATCTGGACACTTGCTACCGTGTCACGCATGTCCTGCGCAAAACCAAGAGCGAGATCATCAAGCTGCAGCAGGCTGGCTTCTACCGCGACATCGAGCTGCCCGAGCCGGACAAGAGCAAGACCGACATCCAGCAGGCCAAGGACAAAGAAACTGGCTTTTCGGACCTCAACGACGACCGATACACCCTGTACGAGAGCCATGTGGACCTTGTGATCAGGGGCGACGAGCACACAGAGTGCGATGAGGACGGCCAGCCGCTGGGGATCACGTTGCCGTACGTGATGACGATACTAAAAGGCAGCAACGAGGTGCTTGCCATCCGCAGAAATTGGTTGCCGGACGACACGCTGCACCTGAAAAGGCAGCACTTTGTGCACTACCAGTACATTCCGGGCTTCGGGGCGTACGGGTTCGGGCTGTTTCACCTGATCGGGGGCTACGCCAAGAGCGCAACGAGCATCATGCGCCAGTTGGTGGACGCTGGCACGCTGTCGAACCTGCCCGGGGGCCTTAAAACCAGGGGTCTGCGGATCAAAGGGGACGATACACCCATCGCTCCGGGCGAGTTTAGGGACGTAGACATCTCCTCGGGGGCGCTGCGGGACAACATTTTACCCCTGCCGTACAAAGAGCCGAGCGCCGTGCTGGCCGCGCTCATGGACAAGATCGTCGAGGAGGGCCGCAGGTTCGCTGCAACGGCGGACATGAAGGTCTCCGACATGTCGGCGCAGGCTCCGGTGGGCACAACGCTGGCTCTGCTGGAGCGCCAGCTAAAAGTGATGACGGCTGTCTCTGCGCGGCTGCACTTTTCGTTCAAGCAGGAGCTCAAGCTCCTGGCGGGGCTCATCCGCGACTACACGGACGACGACTACGACTACGACCCGGTCGATGCACCGCGTAAAGCCAAGAAGTCGGACTACAGCCACGTTGAGATCATCCCTGTCAGCGACCCCAACGCGGCCACCATGAGCCAGCGGGTCGTCCAGTACCAAGCCGTCATCCAGATGGCGCAGATGGCACCGGACATTTACGACCTGCCCAAGCTGCACAGGGGCATGCTGGAGGTGCTGGGGATCAAGAACGCAGCCGAGCTCGTGCCGCTGCCTGACGACCAGAGGCCCAAGGACCCCGTCTCGGAGAACATGGCTGCGCTCAAGGGCGAGCCGCTCAAGGCGTTCCAGTACCAAGACCATCAGGCCCACATTCAGGTGCACATGTCTGCCATGCAGGACCCCATCGTCATGCAGCTTGTAGGACAAAACCCCAGAGCGCCGCAGATTCAGGCTGCCATGATGGCCCACATCGCTGAGCACGTTGGGTTCGCGTACAGGCAGAAGATCGAGCAGCAGCTTGGCATGCCGCTGCCGCCCGAGGACGAGAAACTGCCGCCAGAGATCGAGCTGCAGCTCTCGGCCATGATGGCCCAAGCGGCCCAGCAGGTGCTCCAGCAGAGCCAGCAACAGGCGGCCCAGCAGCAAGCGCAGGAGCAGGCCCAGGACCCGGTCCTTCAGATGCAGCAGCAAGAGTTGCAGCTTCGCGCTCAGGACCTGCAGATCAAAGCGCAGAAGGTGCAGGTTGACGCTGCCGCCAGGGCCGACGAGATCAAGCTCAAGGAGAAGCAGATTGCAGTCGATGCGGCGTTCAAGGCCGACAAACTCGCTGCGGACCAGCAACGTGACGGTGTTCGTATGGGCATCGACATCGCCAAGAGCCGTCAACAGATGGCGCGTCCTCAACCAACTAGGGGTAAACCCTCATCTAAATGATCCAAGATTTCGCACGCGTGTTGCGCGAACAAATACGCACCGACATGAACAACTACGCCGATGACTTGGCAGGCGGAGCATGTCGCACTTTTGACGAATACCAAAAACTCTGCGGTGTGATCCAGGGTCTTGCTCTCGCAGAGCGTCATCTCCTCGACCTTGCAAAGAAAGTTGAAGAAGCCAATGAGTGAAATTCTCTTGCCCCCAGGCATCAGCCTGCCACCAACCATCCAGCCAATTGAAAAGCCCAAGGATGACACGCCGCCTGAAGAAAAAGCGACGAGTTTGCCCAGGCCGACAGGTTGGAAAATACTCTGCATCGTGCCAGACGTTTCAGAAAAACTCGACGGCACAGACTTGGACTTGGTCAAACCAACGTCCATTTTGAAACAAGAAGAACACGCCACCACGGTGTTGTTCGTCTTGGAAGTTGGCCCTGATGCGTACAAAGACCAAGCCAAGTTCCCCACTGGCGCTTGGTGCAAAAAGGGCGATTTCATCTTGGTACGTACGTATTCCGGTACGCGGTTCAAGATTTTTGGCAAGGAGTTTCGTCTGATCAACGACGATCAGGTGGACGCAGTGGTGCAAGACCCGCGTGGCATTACACGCGCATAAGGAGTACTCATGGCAAACGACTTTAAGTTTCCTGACGAGCAGGACAACAACGAGCCCGACATCGAGATTAAAAACGATGCGGACGACGGTAACGATGTTGAGATTGAGATCGTTGACGATACCCCCGAGCGTGACCGGGGACGTAAACCGCTGGATCGGGAGGTAAAAGACCCGACCGACGACGAGTTGGACAGCTACACCGAGGGCGTCAAAAAGCGCCTCAAAGAGCTGACTCACGCACGCCACGACGAGCGCCGGGCCAAGGAAGCCCTGGCGCGGGAGAAAGCTGAGCTGGAGCGGCTGGCCCAGGCGATGGTGGACGAGAACAAACGGCTCAAGCAGTATGTGCAGTCCGGCACCGAGCAATATATGACGATGGCCAATCAGGCGGCGGAAGCCAAGCTTGAGAAAGCCCGTCGAGACCTCAAGGCAGCGCAAGAGGCGTTTGATACTGACGCCATTATTGCCGCCCAGGAAGCATTGGCCGAGGCCAAGTGGGAGTCGCAAAATGCAAAAAATATGCGTGCACCCACTTTACAACAGCCGCAAGACGATGTACAAAGTCAACAACCGCAACCCCAACAGGTTCGGGCCGACGAAAAGACACTGCGCTGGCAGGCAAAAAACCAGTGGTTCGGCGCGGACGGGTTTGAGGAAATTACCAGCTACGCACTAGGGCTGCATAAAAAACTAGTTGCCAACGGGTACGACCCGCGAAGTGACGATTATTTCGAGCAGATAGACGCTCGCGTACATTCCAAATTCCCAGAGCTTTTTGGGGAAGCGGAAGAAAAGCCACGGTCGCAAGTTTCCCAGGCGGCACCGGCTAAAAAACCTACATCTGTTGTGGCCCCTGCCAGTCGTTCGACCGGCAGGAAAAAGGTTGAGCTCACACCGTCGCAAGCCGCGTTGGTGAAAAAATTTAATCTGGACCCGCAAAAGTATGCACAGGAAGTTTTGAAACTGGAGTCACAAAATGGTTGAAACACAAGATCGCAATCCTCGTGAATTGAAGTCACGCGAAAAATCTGCTCGTGCAGTGTATGTACCGCCGAGCAACCTGCCTGATCCGACACCTGAGCCGGGCTGGGTGTACCACTGGGTTGGTACGCACATCTTGGGACAGGCCAATCCTACCAACGTGTCCCAAAAGATGCGTGAGGGTTGGGAGCCGGTGAAAGCAGCGGACCATCCGGAACTGATGCTCTTGGGTAACGAAAAGACAGGCAACGTGGAGATTGGCGGGCTCATGCTCTGCAAGATGCCCTCCGAACGCTTCCGCGCCCGTCAGGAGTACTACAACAAGCAAGCTCAGGGCCAGATGGACTCAGTGGACAACCACTTTTTGAGAAACAATGACCCGCGTATGCCGCTGTTTTCGGACAAGAAATCGTCCACGACACGGGGTGCCGGGTTTGGTTCTGGTTCAAAGTAACAAGGAGTCCTTAAATGGCATCAGTAGCAGCCCCCTACGGGCTTAAGCCCGTAAATCAGTTGGGTGGCACCCCATATGCAGGTGCAACCCGTACTTATCTCATTGACCCCGCAGGTACCGCCGCAAACATTTTCAACGGCTCGCCCGTGTATGTGAATGCAAACGGCTATTTGGCTGTGGCAACTGCAACCGGCGCTGACGCGACGACTAACGGCTTCCCCGTGGGTACCGCTAACACAGGTATCGTGGGCGTGTTCGTTGGCTGCTCGTTCTTCAACGCGCAAGGGCAGTTGATTTTCTCGCAGTACTACCCCACTGGCACCACCGGCGTGGTTCAGGCTCAGGTTGTTGACGATCCCAACGTCGTGTTTCAGGTCCAGTCCGCTGGCTCTGTGACGCAAGCCGCTGTGGGTGCAAACTTGTTCTTCAGCACTGGCGCTGTGGCAACTGGTAGCACGAGCACTGGTAACTCTACGGCTTCTGTCGTGGCAGGTTCCTCGGCCGTGACCACCACTGCGGCCTTCCGTGTTGTGGGTTTCCCCAACGTGCAGGGATTTTCGGTTGTGGGCGACGCCTTCACTGATGTCTATGTGAAGATCAACCCCGGCTACCATAGCTTCACCAACGCCGTTGGTCTGTAAGGAGTAACTCAAAATGGCAATTTCACGCGCACAACTGCTCAAAGAGCTGCTCCCAGGTCTGAACGCCCTGTTCGGTATGGAGTACGCTCGCTACGGCGAAGAGCACAAGGAAATCTACGAAACCGAGAAATCGGAGCGTAGCTTTGAAGAAGAGACCAAGCTGTCGGGCTTCTCCGCTGCACCTGTCAAGAACGAGGGCTCTGCCATCGCTTACGACAATGCGCAGGAAGCGTTTACCGCCCGCTACACCCACGAGACCATTGCTCTGGGTTTTTCGATCACCGAAGAGGCGATTGAGGACAACCTGTACGACAGCCTGTCTGCTCGTTACACCAAAGCTCTGGCCCGTGCGATGGCCTACACCAAGCAGGTTAAAGCTGCAGCCGTTATCAACAACGGCTTCAACGGCTCGTACCTTGGCGGTGACGGCGTTACCTTGTTTGGCAACAACAGTTCCAACACTCGTGTTGGCCACCCGCTCGTTGGCGGTGGTGTTAACTTCAACAGCCCGACCACTGGTGTTGATCTGAACGAGACTGCTCTGGAAAACGCTGTGATTCAAATCGCTGCGTGGACCGACGAGCGTGGCCTGCTGATCGCAGCCAAGCCCCGTAAGATGGTGATCCCCCCGAGCCTGATGTTCGTTGCCAAGCGTCTGCTTGACACCGAGCTGCGGGTCGCAACTGCTGATAACGACATCAACGCTATCAAGCAGATGGGTGCTATCCCCGAAGGCTACACCGTCAACCACTTCTTGACCGATCCGAACGCATGGTTCCTGACCACGGACGTTCCCAACGGCATGAAGCACTTCGAGCGTATGCCCCTGGCAAACTCGATGGACGGCGACTTCGATACCGGCAACGTCCGTTACAAGGCTCGTGAGCGTTATAGCTTCGGCTGGTCGGACCCTCTGGGTATGTGGGGCTCGTCAGGTTCGTCCTGATGAAATTAGAAAAGGGGCCTTGTGCCCCTTTTCTTTTTGAGCTATATTGCTTCAACTCGGATTTCCCCGGGGCGTAAGACTGACCGAGCAGACGACATGCAGACGGACGCCCCATAACTCGCATGTGAGGAATCATCATGGCACAAACTAGCTTCACCGGGCCTGTCGCATCGGCCAATGGCTTTATCGTCGGCACCGCAGCTTCCCCCGTCTCCGTTACCACCGCGCAGAACATCAGTTCTTCGTATGGCACCACCTCCGCCACCACTGGCGACACTCGTCTCTCGTACAACCGACTGGCTTTCACCTCGACTGGCTCTGGCGAGACCGGACGTTGGCTGACCCAAGTTACGGGCGCTGGCGCAGGTGCCGCAGGTACTGTTAACGGCGGCCACATCTCCCTGAGCATCAACGGTTCTGGCACTATTTCTGGTGCTGGTAATGCCCTGCGCGTGACCTTGGGCGGCTCTTCAACTGCTCCCGGCGGCACCCTTGCTGCTCTGCAAGTTGATTCGGACTTTGCTTCTGGCGCAACCTTGCCCGGCACCACCGCGTTTATTCGTGCAACCAACAGCGGCACGGGTTCGATTAGCAACCTGTTCAACCTGCCCGACGCTATGGTGCAGGCAATTGGCGCAACTTCGACCACGCCGACGCAGAAGATTCGTTTTGTTGACTCCGCCGGTGTTGGTTACTTCCTGTACGCAGTGGAAGCCTGATGCAGATAACCAAGGAATTCTTGGAATCTGAGATTGTCAAAATGGAGCAGCAACGCAACCACGCTCATGAGGTTGCCGTTGCTTCCCAAGCGGCGATTGATGTTCTTCAAGCAATGATTGCAAGACTGGAACTGCCAGAACCGGAGCCAGAAAATGACGATGCAATATGACGTAAAGTCGAAACACATGACCTCTTCGGGCGTGGCGGTTAACTACCGCACACGCCTCAAGGGGGCTGTTGTGTCGGCAAACACTAGTGCGGCGGCGCGGCACACGGTGTTTGCAAACAATGTGACGCAAACGGGTACTTACGGGCGGTCTACAACCACTGTGACGGTGACTATCACCAATCACGGCCTCACTTCTGGGGACCGCGTTTGGTTGGATTTCTCTGCTGGCACAGGTGGTACGGCAACGGATAACATCTATTCGGTCACGGTTTCAGGTGCCAATACGTTCACGGTAACGGACTCTGCCAGTGGCACCATCACCGGGTCTCCTGCGGTGTCGATGTACGCTGACATTTTGATGGAAGCAGATTCGTACAACGCGACTGCGTTTCCTGTGGTGATTCCGGGCGAAGGGATTTTGGCCAAAGACGGTATTTTTGTTGGCTTGGTTGCAAACGTAACAACCACTTTGTTCTATGGCTAAGACCGCAGCATGGCAGCGCAAGGAAGGCAAGAACCCCAAGGGCGGACTCAACGCCAAGGGGCGTGCCTCCTACAACAAGGCCAATCCGGGCAAACCGGGGCTCAAGCCCCCACAGCCCCAAGGCGGAGCACGCCGCGACTCCTTCTGTGCCAGGATGTCTGGGATGAAGGCCAAGCTGACCGGCGAGAAAGCCAAGAAAGACCCGAACAGTCGCATCAACAAGAGCCTGCGGGCTTGGAATTGCTGACATGAGCGAGAACACAGATACCGTCAAAAACGTGCTGGATGTGGTGGCAATCTTCAGCACGATTGGCGCTTTTTTGAATATGCTCACGCCGCTGTTTGGCTTGATCGGCGCAATCGTTGGTGCCATGCGTATTTACGAGATGGCCACCGGGAAAGACTTTTACACACTTTTCCGCAGAAAGAAAGCTGACGATGCCAAGCAAGAGTAAGGCACAACACAACTTGATGGCTATGGTGGCTAACAACCCCGCAGCTGCCAAGCGCGTAGGAGTTCCGCAGTCTGTCGGCAAGGAGTTTATGAAGGCAGACAAGGGCAAGCGGTTTGGGTCTGGGAGCCGTGCAGACGTACAGGCAATCAACAAACCCAAAACCAATCAAGGCAAGCAAGAGTTTTTTTCGAAAGGTGGTGACACTATGGCTTCCAAAATGAACGCTGGTTTTATGGCAATGATGGCAAAGAAAAAAGGCGCACCCGCCAAGAAAATGGCCAACGGTGGTATCACCACGGCCAAGATGGGCGCTGTCAAGACTGCGGCTCCCAGCCGTGACGGTCTGGCCACCAAAGGCAAGACCAAAGGCACGATGGTCAAGATGTCTGGCAGCAAACCCCTGGGTATGAAAAAGGGCGGCTACGCCTGCTGATAGGAGGCCGTCATGGCGCGTAAATCAATGAAAAATATCTCCAAAGTGCTTGGCGGCTTGGGCGCGATGTACGCACTTTCAAAACTGCCGGTTGGTGAGGGAGTTAGACCTGAGGATGTAAACCAAGGAGATGCGGCAAGGGGCAGGCGGGAGTTGGAGGAACGGATAGCGCAAACCCGTATAGACAGGCCTGCCGCCCCTGTGAAGGCAAGAATCGTTATACCTGATTTTGACAGCGATACAAGGGACCCAGCGCTGTTTGGTGTTGGTAGGAAGAAAGGCGGCGTGGTAAGTGCATCCCGCCGCGCAGATGGCATTGCTCAACGTGGTAAAACTCGCGGGAAGATGGTGTAACCATGCGAGCCAGCCGTGGAATGGGGGCCATCATGCCCTCAAAAATGCCCGGGCCCAAACGCAAGGCCCGTAGGGACGACACCGATTTCACGCAGTATGCGGAAGGCGGCAAGGTCAACGCGGCGGGCAACTACACTAAGCCGGAGCTGCGCAAGCGCATCGTGAGCCAAGTCAAAGCGGCGGCAACGCATGGCACCGGAGCAGGCCAGTGGTCGGCCCGTAAAGCCCAGCTTGTGGCCAAGAAGTACAAGGCCGCTGGTGGCGGGTATCGAGACTGAGGAGTATTGAAAATGCCAAAAGGATTGCGCAAGCCAATGGACGAGATGCTGCTCGGTACAGAGGGCGGCAAAGGCGGTGTCGGTGGCGGTGG